AACTGCAATTTTCTACCATACTTAGCGATAGTTGAAATGTCGTTGACATCCATATTTGTCCTCTTAATATTTTCTAGGACTGTGTCTGTGGTAGTTTGTAAACTTAAAATAAATCCAGTTTGAATATTTGCTTCTTTAAACTTTTTTACAATTTCAAAAACGTCAGCATTGCTGTTTTTTGCATAGCTTACACTAATTCCTTTAGGGTATCCAGTGTCTAATGATAGCCCAACAATCTTTTCAGCTATCAGCATATCGCGTTCACGGAATATGCCAAAGTTAGCATTAGTCATTGTGAGGAATGGCAGTTTCTTTTCGGAGAACCATTCGAGCTCTGCAAACACACGCTCTAGGCCAAACTTAACTACTTTACTAGACGTTAAACTACCCCAATCGCAGAATGTACATTTATATGGACAGCCACGATCAGTTTCTAATGTCGGCATCCATTCTATCTCTGGATGCTGAGCCATAAGATCATCAAAACTACCATCTAGATAAGGACTAGGAAAATCTAAATCACGTATTCTTTCTGATTGTACAATTTTTGGTATAGGTTGTTTATTAATGATATTCAATAATATATCGCGTACAGATTGTTCGCCTTCACCTACAACTATTGTATCAATATAGGGACGTTCTAAGAATAAGTTTTTATTTTTGTGTGGAAGTTCCGGGCCGCCAAATACTGTTAGTACATTAGGGTTAGTTATCTTTAGCTGTTTTGCAAGTTCGTAGCAATAACTTTTATTCCAGACATATATACTAAAAAATACTACATCGCAGTTCTTAAGTTGGTCAACTACACTATCTATTGCGTCTCGTCTAAAAACCCATCCTATATTACTAACATTATCTTTAATTATAGGATCTTGTTTAGCATAAGCCCATAAGATGCCTACACTGTACGGAAGATAGTAAGCGTTAAGATGTTTTGGCCCAGTCTGAAAGTTTGGCTGTACTAAGCCAATGTTTATCATTATTTTCCAACACTAAATTTCTTTTTAGTATTAAACTCTAACTTGTTATCAACAATGTTTTTCCAAACTGCAATTGTAAGGTCTAGTCCAGTGCTTAAATCTACCTTCGGATACCACCCTAATCGAGCAGTAATTTTATTGTTAGAACTATTGAGCAAATAAATCTCACCAGGACGTTTAGGCTTTGTGTTCCAATTTACGTGGCCGTCCCAACCAATCTTGTCTGCAATTAACTGTACATAATCTTTGATCTTAACTGCATTGTTAGGACCGATGCAGAAAATTTCTCCGGCGCATTTGTTGGGATTTTCAATAACAGTTTCCCATGCATCAAGCAAGTCGTCAATGTAAATGAAGTTACGATAGGGCTCACCGTAACCTAAATTAATTTCCTTAGAATTGGTCAGCATCTGATAAATGATTTGTTCAGTAACAAAGAAATTGTTGTCTTTTCGACCGTATGCATTTGTTTGACGAATAGCAGTAAACGGTAAACCATAACTGCGATGTGCATACTCCAGATACTTTTCGCAGGCATACTTAGCTACTGCATAAGGTGCATTAGGGTTTGGCGGTGTGCTTTCATCAAACGCAAAAATACCTTTTTCTTTGCCATCGCGGATCAAGTCACTGATAGGTTGCCAGCCATATACTTCCATTGTACTAGCAAATACAAAGTTTTTAAGATTAGGTAGATCCTTAGCAATCTCAATAAGATTCACTGTACCAGTATAGTTGATGTCACTAAATGTAATCTGTTCGTAGAAGCTTTTTTCAACTTCTGTGCGGGCAGCAAGGTGTACAATAATTTCTGGATCGAATTGACGAATTTGAAACCCTACTTTGTCGTGGTCTCTCAAATCGTGTTCTAAGAAACACAGCTCGTGTTTACCTTGTAAACGCTGCACCATGTGTTGGCCAATGAAGCCATCGTGTCCTGTAATAAAAATTTTCATATAAACATGTCCCTGTGTGTAAAGCCAGTAAGTTGCATAGTGTATCTATTTAAATAACCTAAATTAGCAACACTGTGTAATTTATCAGGAGTGATAACTACATAGTCGCCTTTTTTGTATTTATTTAGATATGTATTATCCATTTCGAACATATGGCCTATTTCTTTATCTTGTAAAAAAAGATTTATGCGTACGAGCTTAAGAGCTGATACATCTGTTTGTTCATTGTCTGCTTTTTTCTTAATTCTAAACATAGTATCTTTGTGCGGAGGTATGAAACATCCTGGGGTAAGTTTATTAATTGTAACCATACTATGCATTAACCAAGTAAACTGTTGTTTAATGTCGTGTGCCCAGATGGGACACCCTAAATCAAACGTCTGATGTACTACGTCTGAATTTTTTGGAAAAGTAGGAGTAGACACATCTAATGTTTTCCAAAAGCCGCCTGCTTCTCGTGTTTCTGTTTGCTCAGAAAAAATTAAATTTTCTAGCAGCTCATATGTAATATGAGAAAGATCGACATTACCTTTTATCATGTTAATACTGTTACCTGAGCCGAATAAAAAGGTTCGTCACCCATGTTGCCAGCAAGGTGCCAATCACTGGTTCCAAATTTAACCCAGTCGCCTTTGCGCCATTTTGTGTAAGGTTGATCGTGCGCTTCATAATAATGACCACGTTTCCAATCTTCTAAAAAGATTAGATAACGAAAACTTTCTCCTTCTCCAAACTGTTTCTTAAGCATATAATGTTTGTCTACATGATAAGGAATAGTTTGACCAGGATCAATTTTGATAACACTTACAACACATTTTTTAAAGTCTTGTGGTACTTTAAACACTAAGTCTTTAATAAAATCAGGACATTCATTATCAAACATCTGCCAAATGCTGCTATTGTATTGAGTATAATATTGTTCAATATTAGATGTTTGTTGATAACACTGAAAATAGTCAGTGAAGTTTATAGACCTTAATTGATCTACTGTTACATCAGTGTCTAAATGTCCGTACTCAATCACAATAGCTCTCTAATGTACCTTTGCGACGCAGATCAAGTGTAGCACAGTGAATGCCACCACTTAATGTCATACTGTGGCGGAAGCGAACCGGTACACTGTCAATGCCATGCTTATCAAGTTCACGCATAAGAGGTTCTTGTGCGCTGTCACAAACAATTGTGTTTTCGTTAACGCTAAGAATGTTCATGCCAATATATGGACTGCACGGAGCAATGTATCCTTGATCTGCAAGTTTGCTACCTTGTACAACGCAATCACTAAACCAAATCTTATCCCACTTCTTAAAGATTTCAGGGCAGTTGTCTGGTGTTACTCGCGTACTGTTTAGCAGTACTAGACCCGGGCGTAGAGGAATAATAGTGCTGTCAAAGTGTGCAAAGCTATAAAGCTCACTGTAGTGTAATTTGTAACCCATAGGTTCTAAGAAACGCTTGAGCCACTTAAAGCCCTTCATGTTACCACTGTTGCTAACTTGATAAAGTAAGTCGCGGCCAACACGAACAATATTAGGAGCATCAAAACAAATTTCATGATCCATCAATGTTGCTTTCTTTAGGTCGTCAAACTGATACATGTTGTCATGTAACTTTGGCTTTGGCACTTGAACCCACATGGCGCCATCTTCAAATGCTTCGTAAAGTATATCTTCGTATAACCGTGTTTCAAAATATCTAGCACGAACTGGTGTAGGTGTTTCAATAAGCATATCGCCTAGCGGTAAAATTAAATCTCGTGGGCACCAGCTATACCAGCCTTTGGTATTCCAGCCTTGGCCAATATCGTAGTTAACCTTATCCCAGTCAATAATTTTAGGGCGGTGTACTTTTACGCCCATTTTAGTAAGTGTGTCTGCTAGTCCGTCAGCGTCTTCATTTGCTTCGTCAATTACCCACTGAGGATAAGTGCCTTCTAAATGTTTAATTTTTTCAGCAGGATGATTAGCATAACTAAAACTATGTGCGCTGATGTCTGTGGCGATGCGGCTGTGATGTGCATGGCCTACGATAATTTCCTCTAAAGGATCCCAGTCATTGTGTGAATTTACGATCATGTGTTTATGTCTCCAAGATATTCGCTTAAACAAACCCTATTGTTATGTAGAATACCTCTATTAAAATGTTTATATTCTTCGCCGCCTAAACCAAAAATTACTGTATCAGTATATACTAAGTTTTTTTCTTTGCAGGTTTTTTCGTATTTTTCTTGGTGTGTTTCCCAGTTCCAATCTGGACTAAAACTTTTCATAAAGTGAACGCCTAAGCTCATGCTGTGCTTATTTTGCATTTCAACTTCGTTTAACATACTTATACCGTCATCAGTATAGGTTCTGGTAAACCTGATTCCTACCCTATGATTCTCTAGAGCATAAAATGGTTTACTTAAGCTACATGTTATTTCCTGTATTGCCGGATATGTTACATTAAGATGTATATTTTTAGATATACCCCAATATGCTAAATCTAAACAAACAGGAATATCATTTATAGCGCATAAATTTAAGATATCATTAAACTCTGGATGCATACATCCGTAGTCACTAAAAGGCGCACTAATTAATAGTGCGTGGAGGCCTTTGCCTTGTATTTTACTAACCAAATCGTTACAATCGGTTACGTATGAAAAATTGATGTGTTTACCTAGACAAGCATGATATTGAAAATCTCCGAGGAGACAGAATATGTGTTTATCAGCAGAGTGTTTTAAGACAAAGTGATCAAATGTCTGACTAGTACCTTGTGTATAATCAGCAAATTCAAATTCATTTAACCCGTTTATTGATTTCGTATCCGAATATTCAATCCACTCTCTCCACACTGTTTCATAGTCTTTCAATGAGACATCCTTATAAATGTGGTTTGCATAATGTTGCTTTACGGCTAGATTTTTAATAGGTCTAGCTCCGCGGACGGCTTTATTCATAGCAATATTTATTGAAATCGCATACCGGGTATTTTTAATATTGATAAGTATACAAATGCTGCCATCTTTTTTAAATCTATCTAGTATACACGTAGAACTAACAGACAAATGTAATGCAAAATGCCCTGTCTGTGTTAGACGTTTACGTGGGGGTATTATTAATCCTATTATAAAAAATACAGAGTTAGGTTTAAGCTACTTCAGAGACAATCTAGGGGAAGATTTTTGCAGTAACGTCAATTTTTGGAACTTTTGTGGTACTAAAGGTGACCCAATTGCATGTACAGAGCTCGTTGAAATCATTGATTACATTAAACAATGTAACCCTACTGCTGAGTTTACTATCCACACTAATGGGGGGATAAGATCAACAGAGTGGTGGACAAGACTAGGAAATTTATTAAAAAATTCTAATTCTCGTGTAGTATGGGGCATTGATGGATTAGAAGATACAAACCATATATACCGCAGAAATGTAAGTTGGAAAAAACTGTGGGACAATCTTTGTGCTTACACTAACGCAGGCGGTAAAAGTATATGGCAGTTCTTAATATTTGAACATAACAAACATCAACTAGAAAAAATTCAAGAAATATGCGACGAAAAAAACATTATCTTAGATGTTAAAGAACCTTTTGGATTTAGTTATAACAAAAATAACTTAGGTGAAACAAAAATTTTACCTATAAGAGTGTATGACGATTACGGTGCATATTTGTATGATATTTTACCAAAAGATGTTAAGACAACAGAAGTTGTAGCGTTGCACAATGACGATCTAACCTGCACTAACTTTATACACCATGATTGCGAAACTACGAATATCAATAAAGGTGATTTTAATGTAGATTGCAGAATAGGAACTTCAACATCTGACCTATATATTGACTGTGACGGGGCATTGTTGCCTTGTTGTTTTATAGGTGCAGGGTTGCACTCTGGGGGGAGTAATTATCAGTTAGAAAAGCAATTTACGCCTAGAGAAGATTTTATCCCTCGTTACAATAATCATTATAAAGAAATAATTAACAACACATATTATAAAACAACACTACTTCAGGGTATAACAGGAGACTTACCCGGGAAAACTGCTTATACAGCAAAATGTGCAGAAACGTGCGGCAAATGTATAAAATAATTTAGATAAATAGTATTATGCCAAGACTATCACTGTGGAATCCAGTTAAAACTAACGATTTTAAATTCATAGACAGAGTTGTCGGTGAACACCTTCACGCTGGTGGTACTGGCGTGCATATTCACAAATATTTAGGGGTTCACGAAACATCTAATACAGGTGATCCTACTCGTCCTAGCAGCGCCGGAAATGACAATGAAGTGTTTATTCAAGATTTGCTGTTTTTAGAAAATAGAGATCGCAAATATGATAAAACAATTTACGAGCTAAGAGGTCAGTATAATATACAAGACAATGACGGGTTCGACTTAACCCAGTTTGGTGCATTCTTAGCTAACGATACAGTGTTTTTAACATTCCATATTGAAAGCATGATTGAAGCATTAGGTCGTAAACTAATGCCAGGTGACGTACTAGAATTGCCTCACTTGAGAGACGATTTGCTGTTAGGCAGCGAAGATGCAGTTAACAGATTTTATGTAGTACAAGAAGGTGCTAGACCAGCAGAAGGCTACGATCCTCGTTGGTGGCCACACTTATGGCGTGTCAAGTGCGGTCCTATCAGTGACAGTCAAGAATACAGAGACATTCTTGGTACAGGTGAAGAAGAAGGTGACTTACGCAATCTTATTAGCAAGTACCAAAACGAAATTACAATTAATGACGCAATTTTGGCTCAGGCAGAACGAGATGTTCCGTATGATCCTCAATACAGAAATAACACACACTTATATTTCGATCCTAGTGTACCAGACAAGCCTGTAGTCGGTCTAGACTATGGTGCGAGCGATGGTCAACCGCCTAATGGTTTGAGTGTTGTAGGTAGCGGAGCAAGTTTCCCAACTAGTGGAGTAAGTAATGGTGACTATTTCTTACGAACTGACTTTACTCCTAACAGGCTATTTCAAAAATCAGGCAGTAGATGGATACGTGTAAGCGATGATGCTCGTAGCACATGGGCCGCGGCAAATAGATTGCTTACATCGTTTATTAACAACGATAATTATACAATTAATTCAGGTGGTGAGATTACTGAAGAAAAAACTAATCTCAGCAAAGTAGTAAAGCCAAAGACAGACAACTAAAGGAGTAACAAAATGGCCACAAAATTAACAGAGCATTTCACATTAGAAGAAATGACTGCATCACCAACAGCAAAAAAACTAGGTCTACCAAATACACCAACAGCAGAACACATTGAAAATATGCGTTATTGCTGTGAGAAGATTCTTGAGCCAGTTCGCGCTCACTTTGGTAAGGCTGTAACAATTAACTCAAGCTATCGCAGTCCAGCCGTTAACAAGGCTGTGGGCGGTAGTACTACAAGTCAGCACGTAAACGGTCAAGCAATTGACTTTGAAATCAATGGCATTTCAAACAAGATTGTTGCTGACTGGATTGCAGACAATCTAGAGTTTGACCAAGTAATTCTTGAGTTCTACGTAGAAGGCGACAAGAACTCAGGTTGGGTACACGCTAGTATTAAGAAGGAAGGTGGTAACCGTAAGCAAAAACTAATTGCTAAGAAAGACGGTTCATCAACAAAGTATGTTCCAACAACAGACTTTGACCCAACAAACGCTTGGAAAAATCTATAAGGAGCGCATATGTCGGTTAAAATTTTACAAGAAAAAGTAGGTGCGGCTGCGGACGGTGCTTGGGGTCCAGGTACACTAAAGGCTGCACAAGCATTTTACAAACTAAGTGATGCTAGAGCAGCACACTTTTTTGCACAGTGCGCTCACGAGTCAGGTGGATTTAAAACATTCAACGAAAACTTAAACTATGGCGCACAAGGCTTACTAGGTATCTTTAAGAAGTATTTCCCTGATGCTGCCACAGCCGCTAAGTATGAACGTAAGCCAGAAATGATTGCTAATCGTGTTTACGGTGGCAGAATGGGCAATGGCCCAGAAGCCTCAGGTGACGGTTACAAGTTCCGTGGGCGTGGCGCTATTCAGTTAACTGGTAAGGACAACTATACTGCATTTTCTAAGTACATCGGTGATCCGGAAGTACTAACGAATCCGGATGTTGTTTCATCTAAGTATGCTTTTGAAAGTGCTATGTTCTTCTTTGAAACAAACAAGCTATGGGCTATCTGTGATAAAGGTGTCAACGATGCCACTATTCTAGAGCTAACAAAGCGCATCAACGGTGGTACACACGGCTTGGATGACCGCAAAGAAAAAACTAAAAAGTATGCTAGCTGGTTAGCATAAGGAAAACATAATGGCAGGCAAGAACTTAGATTACTGGTATGATGAACAGATAAAGCGTTATTTGATTCAAATCATACGAGTGTTTTCAAACTTTAAAGTAAAAGAAAACACTAAGAACGGTGCAAGTTATAACCGTGTGCCTGCCCGTTATGGCGATTCAAGCAGACTTGTGGCGCATTTATTACGCAATAACAGTGAAAATATTCTTAATAATGCGCCACAAATTGCCGTAAGTATTCAAAGTATTCAGCCTGCTAGAGATAGAACGGCTGAACCATTCTTAGTTGATACTCAACAAGTTGCAGAGCGTGAGTTTGATACTGTAAATAATTCATATACTAGTGAACAAGGCAATCTATATACTACACAACGTTATATGCCTGTTCCGTATAATATGACTGTACAAGTAGATATATGGACTACTAACACAGATACTAAACTTCAGCTACTTGAACAAATCTTTGTTATTTTTAATCCTAGTATTCAGTTACAATCAAATAGTAATCCTTTAGACTGGACTAGTGTATTTGAAATTGAACTAACAGATATTAACTGGAGTAGCAGAGGTATCCCTGCGGGTGTTGACGAAACATTAGATATTGCAACACTAACATTTAGTATACCAATTTGGATTAGTCCGCCTGCTAAAGTTAAGCGTCAGACAATCATTCAACAAATTATTGCAGACATCCATAAAGTCGATAGCGTAACTGGATTGGGATACGATCAAGCATATGCTGATTTCTTTGGTACTGTGTCTGACGACAGTGAATTGATTATTACACCAAACGATTATAAAGTGTTAGTCTCTGGTGCTACAGCAACACTTATGTCACCAAACGGCAATGCTGCGGTATGGAAAGATATTATTGAGATGAAAGGTGAGCTTAGTGTTACTAGTTTGCTAAAACTTAATACTAGCAATAATAGCGATAGTGACGATTTTCTTGTTATCGGAAGTGTGGTAGCTAATCCGTTAGTTGACACAGCTTTAATTTTTAATCTCGATACTGATACATTACCATCTAATACACTTGCTGATTTAACAAAGATTATTGACCCTACTGCTAGCAGTCCTGGTAATGGTTTAGATGCTGCTACTTTAGGGCAAAGATATTTAATAACAGAATCTATTAGTGCCAGCGGATATCCTAGCTGGAGTGTAGATGCAAACGAAAACGATATTATTCAATATGACGGCTCTGATTGGACTGTGGTGTTTAATTCTACCGCAGTTACTACAACCCAATATGTAACAAACGATTTTACATCAAAACAATTCAAGTGGACTGGTAGCGCATGGATAAGTAGTTACGAAGGTGAATACAATCCTGGTTACTGGAGACTTGTACTGTAATGACAACTGCCGCTGGCGTAGTATTTTTAGCAAAAGACACTGGACGTTGCTTACTGCAACTACGCAATTCTGATAAAAGATTTAAAAACACTTGGGGATTCTGGGGAGGCCTTATTGAAAAGGGCGAAACAGTTTACGAGTGCATTCAGCGTGAGTTAGTTGAAGAAATTGGTTTCGTACCCGAACTTGCAAAACTAAACCCTATAGACGTATATCAAAGTCGAGATCAAAAATTTTATTATTACAGTTTTGTATATGTTGTAGAAAAAGAATTTAGTCCGGTACTTAACAATGAAAGTGCAGGGTATGCATGGATTAACATTGGTGTATGGCCGCAACCATTACACAATGGTGCAAGACTTACACTAAACAAAAACGGCGGCACAGAAAAACTACACACTATTCTTAATATTAATAGAGAATAAATAGTGAAATGAGTGAAGTAGTTGATTTCGTGCTTTTAAGAATACAGCACGAGCTAGAAAAATATTCTAAATCTAAAACTATACCTTTTGATTTATTAGAGGGTGCGTACTCTATTGACGATATAAAAGAACACTATTACGACAAACTAGATTCTAAATATCAAAAAATTGCTGATAAACTTATTAATGCTTACGAAAAAAAGATAAAAGAAAACTTAGATAGTTTAAAACATGCGTTACGTAAAGACTATACCAGCACTATAAATCTATTAGAAACAGAATCTGCAGATTTTAAGTTTCCGTCAGTGCTAGTAAAATACCGCGCAAATATTAACCCTATACGTGCATTGTTCTACGAAGTAAGGGAAATTATACGTAGCTATAATCCTGATAACGAATATCAAGCATGGCTAATAGGATTATTGTCAGACCACGAATACAACAACAAAATTGTTGATGCTCTTAGCATAGATATTAAACGACTAGAACGAATAGTAAGTAGGTATTACCTACCCATGACGCAACACACAGACAGTATACCACTAGAACTATTTCATGCCAGACAGTTAATAAAAGACTTTAGACATTATAAAAATACATTTATAACAGTAAAGTCTTGGGACCCTGAGGCGTAAAAGGTGTAAACAGCTTTTCTATAAAGTCTAAGTCGTTAGCTTTTGCACGCTCGTATACTTCCAATGCGTGCGTATAACTGCTAGTAAACACTAAGACTTTATCGTCATCTAATACTGTAAATTTTGTACTATCTCTGTTTCTTTCTAGTGTAATCATTTTGATGTGGCTCTGTAAATGCCGTCCCAGTTTTTGGGAGGACTCGATTTAAACTCATGTATACGAGCTCTCATTGCTTCGTAATATTGAGTTAGTTCACCCTTCCAACTGTGTCTCATGTCTGTGGCTAGTTTGTATGCTGTGTCCCATTCGCCATTGCGATATAGTTTTAAAAATTCTTTGTGAACTCTTTCATCGGCAGCGTCAAAGTCTTCCAGCACAGTAAAAATTTGTGCCGGTTCTGTTTTGCCTTTTACTGCGAGTAAATCGAGCTCAACGACTTGGTATGCTTCTCGCACATACTCAGCCGTCTTTGGTCCGATAATGATTTTGACACCGTAGGGTTTGGATTGACCTTCGAGGCGACTAGCAAGATTAACGCCATCGCCAAGACAGGTATAGTCAAAACGCTGATCGCTGCCCATATTGCCAACAACCACAGTGTCAGTATTGATACCGAGACCCATACCAAAAGCTGGTACACCTTCTGCCTTAATTTCTGCATTGAATTCCTCTAATGATTTTAACATTTGAAATGCAGTACGTACTGCATCTTTTGCGTGTTGTGGATTATTAACTGGTGCGTTCCAGAATGCCATCTGTGCGTCACCAATATACTTGTCTAGTGTACCCCTGTTCTCAAGGATAGCCTTAGTCATAGCAGTCATATAACGATTCATAATGCTTGTTAAGCCTTGAACGTCTTTGCCATAGTGTTCGCTGATAGTTGTAAAACCGCGAACGTCAGTAAACATAATTGACAGCTCTTGCTCTGTGCCACCTAGCTTTAGTAGTTCTGGTTGACGCTGTAGCTGTGCTACTAGGTCTGGACTTAAGTAAGTACCAAACTGCTTTTTAATTTGTTGCTTCTGTAAGAACTCACTTACAAACTTAACGCCATAAACGTGCAGGGCAACAAGAATAAGGCCCAAAGCAGTTGCAGTTGCGTCTGTGAGCATGTTGTGGTTAACAAACAGCCAATAAGAGCCACCAACACTGGCAGCGATCCCAACAACAGTTGTAGAAAGACCGACATATGTCCACCTTGATAAGAAAATAATAATTAAGCCTAATGCAAGTAATGCGGCAATTTCTGCAAAGTCCGCATAGTCTGGACGTTGAATATTAACACCATTAAACATAGTACCAACTACTGCGGCTTGTAGTTCATGTGGATGAACTGGTCCTAGTGCTGTTGGCACTGGGTTACTAATACCTGCTGCCGTTGGGCTTACAATAACAACAGCCCCCCTAAAATCTTTGGGCAAGTCAGCTAAACTGATGCTGTGTGACTTTTGACTCCAGTCAATCCACACACGGCCTAAACTGTCTGTGGTAACTGGGCCAAACTGAGGTATACGCATCTTTTCAACACCAAGTTCATTTAGCTTGATTTGAAAACTAGGATCGCCTGCTACTACTCGCAATACTTCTAAACTTAGTGCTGGATATAATGTTCCGTCTACACTGGCTACTAATGGTACGCGACGGTTTACACCGTCAATCTCTGGTAATGTATTAACTGTACCTGTACCGATTGCTAGCCCTTCATAGTTAGGCAAGTTAGCAATGATACCAGGATATTGAATTACTGTATCTAAATACTCTGGACCTAAGATTGCGGCACCAGTTTCGCGAGGATTATTTTTTGACTTGTCCGATGGCACATTTGGTAGTATAACTGGATACTGTAGCATTGCTGCTTCCATAGCCTTGTCGCCTTTAAAACGATCTGGCTCTGCCATTAACACATTGAACACAACAAGGCCTGCGCCTCTGCTATATAAATCTTTTACTATAGTTGCATACTGATCACGTGGGAAAGGCCATTGTCCATATTTGCTTAGTGCCGCTTCATCAATGTTCACGGTGTAAACATTATTTTGCACAGGCGGTTTGCTGGTGATAAGCGTATCAAAATATCTTAAGCGTACACTTTCAACAAAGCTAGGATCTAATGCTCTGATACCTACGATTAAAATTAGTGTGAGTAATGCAGTCCATGGACTTAGTAAAATTTTCTTTAGCATATTATTGTCCTTGTGTTACTGTGATTGTACCGCATCCTCCAGTTGTTGCACACGAATGTGTGATGGAATAGAAGTTTTGTGTACTGCCACTTTGTGTCAATTCGAAACTTGTTGGGTTTCCGCTAAGGCTAACTGCGGCCATATGATTGCCGCTGCCTTGTTGGATGATAGCAACAGATTTGTTACCACCGCTCAAAGATAGATCTAGGTAATGATTACCATTATCTTTTTGCTGAATATTTATCGTATTGTTATTATTTGCTACTGTAGCAAAGATTCCTTTTGCTCCACCTGTACCAGTTTGACTTAGAGTTAAACTGTTACTACTACCGTTTACTGTAATGTCCATGTAATTTGTTACTGCATTACTTGTACCGCTTTGTGTTGCAGTGGTTGTATTATTATTACCATTGCTGTAATATTTGAAATAGTTTTCTCTAGTGCCACTTTGTGTTACAGTAATACTATTGCTAGAACCAATTTGTTCAATGATTACTTTTGAATCTTTTACAGTTCTGGAACTAAAGGTATTGACTTTAGTAGTATTTGTTGCGCTAGCATTAAATGATGTATCAGTACCACCGCAGCAATATGTTGGCCCTGTTGGAGGTGGGGCAGGTGGGGGTGGAGCAGTACTACCAGCGTTTGGAGCAACAGATGTAAACTCTTGTCCGTTAAGCTGAGTACTACCAATGATTTCGTCAATAAAAAGAATTGGGCTTAGTGCTGTGTCGCCTAAGTTAAAAGATATAAATGCTAGATCGTAAGTGCCTGTAACAGTTACAGTAATAACTATCTGTTGCCAACCAGTTGAACCATAACTACCAGTTGAATAGTTACCAGTTCCAGGATTAGTAAAACCTAGCAGTGCATATTTTTGTTGACCGTTAACTGTTACTGGACCAGCTGGACCTGTTACCACAACCATCGAACCGTCATTGTATGGAGTATAGTCTGTACTCACATAGTTCCAGGCATAGGTATACGTTTTACCTGCTTCTAGTACTACACTGCGTCTTGCGTATGAAGCGTTAGTCGGATACATGCTGCCGTTTTGGTGTATGGTATTTTTAATTGAAGTGGTTTCTGCACTGGTAAAGCCAAGGGTTGACATTGAGCTGTCAAATGAAGGGGAACCATTACCTGCTTGTATGCTTAACATATAAGTACCATATGGTGTGATAGTCCAACATTTACCACCACCAGGACAATAATTGTTTACACCTGTAGTAACTTGTGCACCTGAGCCGCTGTCGCTCCAGCCACCGGTCTTAACAGTTGTACTACCATTACTAACAGTCCAGTTAGTGTAGTTACCGCTTTCAAAACCCATGTTTTGTGCCGCTGCCGGTACACTTATGAAAAATAATAGTGCTGCTAAAATCTTTCTCATTTGCTCTGCCTAATAGTTACTGTATTACCCGAGTTTGGTGATGCACCCCAACCTAGCTTGCCTTCGTCGCCGTTGTGAACAATAGTTAAATTTAGATTTGAACTTAATCTTGCTCGTACTTCTGCATAGTGATCGCTTTCTGTAGTTCTAAAGAAAGTTACATAAGGATTTGCTTCTACACAAATAATTTTTTCAGAACAAGGACCTCTTACGCCACTACCGGCTGCTAGAGCAGTAAGTTTAGCGTCGTCTTTGTTATTGTTTCTATTAGTATCAGCATTAGCATTTCTGGTTACTGTTTCTTCTTCTTTTTCTTCGAAGTTATTTTCTTTTGAACTTTTTGCCATCTGTTCTTGAACTGCTTCCGGCGGACTAATAATTAAGTCGTTGGTTACTTGACTGTCAAAACTGATTCTAGGATCGACCGTTGTTAGTTTTAAAATAATAGCGGCACTAGGTGTTGAGTCAAAGTTAGCAACATATGTTGCACTAAATGGTTCTGTTAGTTCCACTGAGCCTGCTGCATTTTCAACTACAATCTTACCTGTTTGGCAATTAATTAATCGTTGTTCATCTGTTTTAATAATTTCATTCTCGTCGCGACAGCTAGGTACTAGTACTACTAAACTTCTACCTGCTTCGTCAACAGTCATGTGAAAATCTGTACCTCTAACTGCGATTGCAGCACTGGGCGTTTTAATATTGATACGCTGAGGATTTACTTTTGCAATTTGACCGCTAGCATAACGTACTGTACCCATAGATACTTTCATTGCTAATCTGCCGGCGTCGCTTTTCTTTGGATCAAATACAAAGTCGTCAATTACTAAACGACTGTTTTCTGTAATTTTTACTTTTGTATTGTCTTTGAAGTTAATGTTTAGTGTGGTGCCTTTACGTGTAGTAACTGCATCGTTAGATACGATACCTGTGTTTGGTTTTCCTGCAATAACTTGTTTTCCTCTTTGAATAGAAGAGTCAGGGCCAACCTGAGTTGAGATTTTACCAATCTCAGCCCAAGCTGGCACTGCGCTTAAAAAACATATTGCAAATGCAACACAGCGAAACATTAGTTACTCGTTGTTACATTGATGACATTGCTGCCACCATTAACTTTAATGTTTACAGTAGTGTCAATTGTGCCACCTTGTGTAGTTGTAATTTGGTTCAATGAACCGGCTACTAGTACTTTTAGGTCGTGTCCGCTGACACCAGCTGAACCAGTTTGTGTGTGACGTAGAACGTTACTATCACCACTGATATCAACATCAAGTTTACCATTGCTACTTGTTAATGTATATGCAAGGTCGTTTAGGTTACCAACAATCTTTGTCTTACTATTGATAGCACTGCCTGCAATAGTTTCAACTAGCTTGTTGCCGTTACCGGTAATTGTCTGATCAATGATAACACTTGTACACGCACCTGCGCTTGTTCCGCAGGTTACTAATACATCATTACCGTTGCCTGATACAACACTTGTATATGTGTTTCCGTTACCTGTTATTTTATAATTTGCTTTATTGTTATCTCCAGTCTGGCTCATAGTGACTGTGTTGCTGTCGCCAGTAATAGTAGCATAATCACTGGTGCTAACACCAATGTTATTTCCACTACCGGACTGTGTTAAGGTAACTGTGTTACTATTACCAACTTGGTCAATCATAACCTTGTTAGTAGTATTTGTTACCTGAGCAAAAGAACCGGTAGAGCCTAAAGCCATTACTAGACCAAACAACAAGCCTTTCAATGTCTTATTCATTAGCTCTCTCCTATTTTAATTTTTTCACCAGAACCGTCTACAAAAGGTACTGCTGATTCTGATGTCTCTTTCTTCTCTTTAGTTTTTAGTGTGTTTTTTAGCTTATTAAGAACCTTTGATTCTTCTTTAGCTTTTGTCTCTGCTTCTTGGGCTAGTCTAATTTCTTCTACAGATTTTGGATCATAGTCCCATAAACCTTTTTTCTGTCCTAAGCGAATCATTTCAACTACTGCGGCTTGGATAGCCATATTAGTTGCGCGATTTCCGCTTTCGTTCACACCCATGCCAATTTCAGCTTCAATAGATTTTGTACCAGCTTCTACAAATCGTAGTACACCTAGTTTATCCATGTAACTGTAAACTGTTTTAGTTGTTGTGATGCTTGCTAATACTTCACCTGAAGTAACACTCACTACACGTAAACTTACTGTAATCATATCTGCTTGATATTGTGTTTGTGGACCAATACCGAGGATACGCATACCACTACCGCCTGTTACAATATTACTATCATAACCAACGATGCCACCTTCGACTAAAATACCTGCAAACAACATTGGTGGCAATGGTTTTGCATTTGCTCCGTCATAGATTTCTCTCATCTGACGAATCATCTGACGTTCTTTCATTAAATTATCTAGTCCGACACGCTCAACTACTTTAAACCAACTTCCTGAGCCCACATCTTGAAGTGATTTAATCAAGTATGTTTCGGCACCTTGTGTAACTGCACTGCTTAACTGTGCAACCATTGGACTAGGCTTGCGCTGACCGGTTCTATCTAAGAACCCGTAAACTGCAACCACGATTGGGCCGTTAGCTGGCTTTGGTAGTACAAACTCTGGGCGATCTAGTGTTGTACCTTCAATCTTTGCATCTTGGAATTGAGTTTTAGTTAACAACTTATCCATTTGTGAATAACTTGCACAACCGCTTAACACAATACTTGCGGTTGCTAATAATGCTACTGTTAGTTTTTTCATATTAGCCACCACCTGCTGCATTGATCATTGTTGCCACTGGAACCTTAATTACTGTTACTGTACCATCGATATCAGTAATTGTTAATGTAATAAATGAACCGTCTTTCTTATATGAAACTGTACCACCTGTTGGAAAGTTTAGTACGCCTTCGCTGATACCAGCTTCACCAAAAAGGTTATCTGTAATTTGTTTTGCAAGTTCTTGATACATTCTACTTTCAAGTGCTTGCTTGAAACGATAGATCGGATCTTGCATTAGTTTTAATTCAGCTTTAGCTTCTGCTTGTGCTCGCTCGTCTTTGATTTTCTGTTTAGCTGCTTGTTCTTGATTGTAAATGCTTAGAACGTGCTGTGTAAAGCCTATGCCACTAAAGGATGGGCTATTAAATTGATGCACAATCTCAGAAGCACCAGCTGACGATGCAGAAACAAGTAAAGCTGAAAAAACAAACATGTTAATTTTTCTTAGCATCATGTGTCTCCTCGTGCTTTGCTCTTACTTTCCCTACCTGTGGTGTGTTTACTTGTTTTTTAAGAGAGGCTAACTCTCTTTCTTTATGAGTCTTTTCAATAATTTTTTGAACTGCTCTGTATTCTAATACAACATTAACTTTCTGTTGTAGTCTAATCATGTCTTGGTCCAGCATACGAGTTTTATCAATCACTCGGATCAATGCAATGTGCATGTCATGCAATGCAGGATCAATATGCTCGCCAATAAATGTCCATATGAAATAGATAAAGTAGCCTAAGCCAACCATAGCTACAATTGGAAAACCAAATTGACCAATTAAATCAGCTAGGCCGTCCATTATTTGCTCTCTTCATCTTCTCTAACTAAGATAATTCTATTATCTTCATTGACTTTAACAACGAACTTATCACCAGTTTTCACCTTCAGTGAATCGGGACTGAGTTCTTTGTCAAATAAAATATCGTTGCCTACTGTCTCAATAAAATAATCTACGTAAAGCATTAGTCTCTCCTTGCGTCTACTTTACCATCTTCTACAAAGTTATTAGCTCTGGAGATGCGTTCGATGTCGGGTTTTAGTTCTAATGCGCTGCTAACCAGCAGATCAATCTTCATCATTTCGTTACTCATAGTAGTAGCGCGATTTTCCAAAGACTTGCAGAACATAGTTAATGTTTTTACCTGTTCTACTACACCTTCAAGTAATTGTCTGATTACAAGGAAAATGAAAAAGCCCATTGCTAGTGAACCAGCAATAGGGGCGCCAACTTCTGCTATGAGTTTAAAGATTTCTTCCACAAAGACTCCCAACTTAGGAAATAAGTTTTTATAGTGTCAATGTCTATGTGGTATGTGACTTGTAAGTGTAGAATGTATGTTATAATTCTTGTACTGTTATTTATCAAAAAGAAAGGGTATACATTGCTGTACACCCTTTCTGATTATTTTAAAGTGTAGTTTTAATTACATTAAGTTAATCAATGCTTCAACTACGCCTTCACCGCTGTCGCTTGAACCAATTGCCTTACCGATAATTGTACCAGCTTTAGCGTTGTTATTAACCATTGCATAGCCTTTAACACCGCTTGCTACTAGTAGATCACCCTTAGCAACTGTACCAACTACCTTAACTGGCACACGACCAGTTAGTGCAATGTATGGATGAGTATCGTTGTTACCAGCAGCACTGTTCATCATGTATGCTGGATCTGTTGAAACAACACCTGCTACAGCGTGGTCATTTTCGTGATCACATGCTGTAATTTCCTTCTCACCACCAAAGCATACTACTGTGCCTGGTTCTAGGATTGCATCTGCTTCATAACGTTCTGCTAAGTCAGCGTAACGTGCGCTTGATGCAGTACCTTGGAAGATGTTAGCATAAATGTCACCGCTAGCATCACGAGCTGCAACCTTACTTGCTGTAGCTGTAGTTGTAGCATCAACTGCTACAGAATCTGCTGCTACAGTGATGTAGTTACCTGCGCCAACTGCTAGTACGCCAGAGCTGTATGTTAATCCGCCGCCGCCTGCGCCGCTAGCTAGTGTAATTGCACCTGTTGTACTGTTGTAGTCAACACCGCTTGAACCGCTGAATAACGCACGAACGTTTGTGTTCGAAAGTTCAATGTTATCAGCGTTTGCAATAATACCGTATCCGCCAGCTACGTTTAGTGTTACAGAACCGCTACTGCCGCCTCCAGTTAAACCGCTGCCAGCAACAACTTCACTGATGTCACCTGTTAATGTTACGTTGCTTGCGCTTGTAACACGACCGTATGCGTCAATTGTAATCTGAGCTGCTTGTGTTGCACTACCGTATGTACCAGCACTTACACCGCTTGTTGAAAGTGCAACATCATCTGCGTTTACAGTAATACCAGCGCCAGCGCCTACTGCTAGTACACCAGTATTATAAGTTAAACCAGCACCAGCTACTGTAGTTGCTAGAGCAACATCATCTGCGTTTACAGTAATACCGGCGCCAGCACCTACTGCAAAAGTACCGCCAGTTAGAGTTAAACCATTACCGCCTGTTAAGTGAGCACGTACTTCACTTGCGCTTGGACCTGTATATGTAAACACACCATCGCTGTAGCTAAAGCTACCATCACCGCTTACATCGCTAGCACTGAATAAACCCTTAACATAAGTTGCGTTAACTGCAACATCATCTGCATTTACCGTAATACCAGAACCGGCGCCAATGCTTAGTGAAACTGTGCCGCTTGTGCCGCCGCCAGTTAAACCTGCGCCTGCTGTTACAGCTTCAATATCACCAGCATCATTTGTAAAGCTGAATACACCTGTTGTTGAGTTATAGCTAATATCGCCTGATGCGCTAAACAATGCCCTAATATCTGAGTTAGCTACTTCAATGTTATCAGCATTTACAGCAATACCATAACCCGCACCAATTGAAATATTGCCACTGTTGTATGTTAAACCGTTTCCACCTACAATTCGTGCATCAATTCGTGCATTTGCTTCAGATGCGCTAGA